GCTTGTCCTGGTAAGCTTCGCCACCCTCAGCGTTACAGATTTCACTCACAAGCTGGGTAAACTCTGCTTCGGTATAGTCTTTAAGTTTTGGCTTTATGTTCATAGGGCATCCTCATATTTGAGGTAATGCTATCTCAGAAAATCACCTCAAACACTGCTCTTTTATGTACTGCTGTAATCCTACTGTTTGCTTTTCTACAACTTCGATTCTCTCTCTTAGAGTGAAATAATCCCGTTGAGCGGCGTCAGTAAGTCGGGCGCTGGCTGCATCATCCATGCCGGTGGTGCTGGAGGCGGATTGCTTCTCACAGGTGGCTTTGAGCTGCAACCGGCGCTTGCCATTAGCAACATCATCATGCAGCTGATTGATAGTGGCTTTAGCATCAGCCAATTCCTTTGTGTATTTCTCATCGAGTGCGGCCACTTCGCGCTGACGCTTCTGCATGTCAGTGATAATGACTGCCTGCTGTTTAGTCAGTTCCTGCGAACGCTCTGCAACTCTTTTCCAAGATTCAGCTTTATCGTAATAGTGTTTGGCAGTCCAACCGAGCACTAGGACTACAACCGTAAGGACCCCAGCCACATAGAGTCTATTCATCGATTCTGCACCTATTGCGAGCCAGCCAGATCGAGAGCGCTAATGAAAACCTCGAATCCGTAAGGTTGGGAGCCGTTTTCGTGTTGAATGATGGCTTGCAGTAGAGAAAACAGTTTACGGCTGTCGGCCAGATCAATCTGCTCATTTACTCCGGTACTGGTAGCCTGCGCAACACTATTGATGTATGCCTGCGTATTGTTCTCCTTAGGGGGGGCCCAACGCTTGATCATGCCGGTGATCGTCCGCAGCCCATATTTGCTCTGATAATTGCGCAGGATGACAATCATTGCGCGGATGCCGTATTCAGGTTTGATAAACTGGCAGAACGATTTATCAGTGCGCTGGGATTTTAGCACCAACCCTTGCCACTCATCGCCCCAGCGAATGTTGCCGGGGTTGTTGTTGCGAATGCCGCGTGGGGTTTTATTGCCCGTCATTTTTTGCCACCTCCCTCCGTTGGATATGAAACAATGCGCGCAACGTTTCCACGCGCCGCAAACACCGCGATGCATATCAGCGTATTTGCCACAACCACCGGCCAGCCGCTAGCGTGGTAATGACCGAATAACCAGAGCAGTCCAAAATTGCCGTAAAACAGAATCAGGCCAGCAGCAATCCACGAGATGCCCGGTTTATGCGTTCGACCATTTTTGTTGAAGAGCATCAGACGCAGAGCAATAGCGGCACAAATGGCGACATCAATTACCGTTAGGAGATCGTGGCTGATCATGATTTTTCCCCCATCCATTTTTTGACGAACGGCAGTTTTGAAACACCGCCGTTTTTCAGCCAGAAATAGCCCTGCACCGCAGCAGCGGAAATAATTACAGCCGCCAAGGCATCAAGTGGTTTTTCCCGATAATCGAAATAGTCCTCTACTTTGTCCGCAACAAATCCGGCTCCAAATACGCCAGCTGCATAGCCAAACAGGAAATAACCAAATATCTGTCGTCGCGTCAGGTCGCTGGCGGTGACGATAAAACACATCGAACCGGCAAACGCACCGAATACGATTGAGTAATCTACAGAGGTGATGAATCCCACCAGCGCAGACGTGACAATGCCCCAGCCAGCTACGGTTGCAGTAGCGCCGGTGCTTAATGGCTCAGCCATCAGATTTTTCCTCTCATTAGGAGATAAACGGCAGTGTAGCCAAATGATATAGGGATGAGTTGAGAACCTTATCCTGACCGGCTCTATAGAAAGGTATTACTGAAATAAAAGGAGGAGGATAAAAAGAAAGCCCACCGTAGTGAGCTTTAGCTTTGGACCATCAGGCTTTAAAAAAATCGCATCAGAAACTTAGCTACGCATCTGCTTATCGCTACGGCACCGATAAAACTAGTGATGTATAGTGCATATCCGGAGAATTCTTTTGAAAAGTCAAAATACCCCCAACTCAATATGCAAACGCCATGTAAAAAAGAAATATTAAGTGCAATGCCCAAGCCTAACGCAGCCAGCTCGACTGATTTAGCTATAGGTTTATTATTCTTTTCTAATTGCATACGCCTCCTATTCCACTAGAGCAGTTACCAGCCCCTGAGTTTGATGCATTCCCACCATTATTTGAACTACCAATACATACGCCATACCCACCCGAAAGGACGCCTGTTAGCGCACCTAATGGCCCACCTTTTATTCCATTCAGCGCACCTAGCCCAATACCTATTACACAGGCATCTGTCCCAGCATAAATGTCATGAGACTTATTACTGCTGCTTCCATGGCTACCTCCACTCTGACTTTGACGCGCGCTCGCGCCAGCATAAGATGGATCATAGGCACCACTTGCACCCGCAACAGTTTCACACTGCACGTGATTCAACATTTCCATATTTTATCCCCACAAAGTTTTTCATCCTGAAGTAACAATGAGCAGCGCTGCTGATTTGTTATATCACTTACAGTCACTGCGTTCAAAGGTTGCATATAGAAGGGGTTGAGCCTGTAAATCGCTAACAAGAACAGTTACATACTTTACTTCTGATAATTTAATGGCACTTCTGCAGATAACTAACTCTTTAAATGCCATAAAAACTACAATAAGTTGGGATGTAGAACACATTAATTTTAGAATTGTGATAGCAATGTAAATAACGTACCTATTTTTAACCAATACAATTGGTAACTCATTCATTTTGAAAGGCAGCTTTTATCACCCGACAATTTATTAATCAGTTGAATTTCTTTTAAGGTCTGCTCAAACCTTTCATCTTCCAGCTCTACACCAATTGCAGAGCGACCGAGCTTTAAGGCCGCCTTTATCGTTGAACCTGACCCCATGAAGAAGTCAGCAACTACATCACCCGGCCTGCTGCTGGCATTGATAATCTGCTCCAGCATGTCGGCAGGTTTTTCACATGGGTGTTTGCCGGGGTAAAACTGAACCGGCTTATGTGTCCATACGTCTGTATAGGGAACCGCTACCGTGACGCCGAAATATCTGCGGAGTGATTTGTACTCCTCCTGCAGCTCCAGATATTTTCGATTCAGTGAATGATAAGCGTCCACCAGCTGGTGGTGCGGTGTTGCTAACGTTCCTGATTGATGGCGCGCAATGGCTATCTCAGTAAACAGCGCCTGCAGCTTCAGGTAATCAGCCTCACTGGGTAGCTGCCATTGGCTATAGCTGAACCAGTGCGAGGTCATGTTCTTCTTACCGGTTGCCGCAACAATCTGGGCAGCGGTAACACCCAGTTCTGACCGGGCATTACGGAAATAATCAATCAGGGGTGTCAGCACCTGCTGTTTCAGTTCATCGCATTTCCGAGCGTAGGCGTCTGGTTTGTATGGCCCCTGATAATGCTCTGCAAATAATATCCGTTCAGTCGCGGGGAAATACGCTCTCAGGCTTTCTTTGTTGCAGCCCTTCCAGCGCCCTTCAGGCTTAGCCCAGATGATGTGGTTAAGAATGTTGAAGCGGTTACGCATCATGATTTCAATATCAGATGCGAGTCGATGCCCTGAGAACATATAAATGCTGCCGTTGGGCTTCAGCACTCTCCAGAACTCTGCCAGGCAGCAATCCAGCCACCGCAAATAGTCTTCATCCCCTTTCCACTGATTATCCCATCCCTCCGGCTTTACTTTGAAATACGGCGGATCGGTAACAATCAGGTCAACTGAATCATCTGGCATGGTTTTGAGCACGCGCAGACAATCGGCATTGATTAGCTCGATGCCGGTCATGGTTATTCTTTTTATCACTCAAAAGTCACTCAGTTCATAGCCAAAATAACATTCAGTTCGTAGGTGTTCTCTGACAACCCATCGAATACATAACACTTAGACATCAGATAGTTAGCTAAAAATTTTATCTAAATTAGCGGAAAATTATAGGTAAAGTATAAAGGGTTTAATACTCAACTTAGGATTTATTGATATGAAACTCACCTTATTTGGAAAGATTTAACGCGATTTAGCGCAAATGCTTAAACCCATTGTTAGGATGGTAAGCAGCAATGCGTGGAAACCACTCTTATCACATTACAAGGATTTTTGCGTACGCGTTAGTGATCTGCACATGTTTTTTGGGTATGATTCAAAACAAGGAAGTATCATAAATTTACTTTATCACTAAGGGATTGATATGAAAGTAAAAAGCATTGGTTTTCACATCGAAAACTTAAACCCTCACATTAATATCTCTGAAATATTGAAGTCTTTCATTGATTCATCTGCACGGGTACACTCCTACCTGGATTACTCTAGGCAAATACTTTTGACAGAAGATCATGATTTCTACGTAGGCATGGTTCTGACTTATAGGAATCAGAAGAAAAGTTGCAAGTCCACCATAAGTGGAGGTAAATTCAAGCTAAAAGTTGAAGACTTAAAAAGTAATGAAAAACTCGTTTCATTCAATTTCTTCTGCCTCAAAAAATCAACACTAAAAGGCTTATATCTTTACCACCATTCATCGTGTTCAATCAGCTCTTTATTTTCAAATTTTCAAACCATTAGCAATGAATACATTAGAAAGAAAAATACCGACGAAGTCAGTTTGTTAGGTAATAAACCAAAACAAAAGGCTGTTGTAGCCATCAATAAAAAATATAAACAAAGGCCAAACTTTAAGATCCTAACAACTAAGGACAATATAGAAAATATTTTAGCTCAATTCAAAAAAATCAAGTCCGCTTCTTTCAGATTCTCTCACTTGGATTTCATAGAGAAACCAATGAAAGCCATTGAGACCTTGACCAGTAACATAGATGTCAATTTTTCAATCGAAAACGCCGCGAGAACTAAAACAAGCACTTTGGGACAACTGATTTCTGATGCTTACAAAAACACATCTAACATTTTAAAAGCAAAGGTTGTTGCAATAGACTACTTAGATAACGAAAGACTTATAGATGTAGTCAACTGCCCTACTTTTTTTGAACAATATGACTTTGATTTTATTGCCGATAAAGTTGATGGTTTGACAAATGACAACTACACTTCAAATGAAGTAGTAGGTATAATAAAAGATCAAATCATCAATGGAAAAAACAGGAATGTTTTTAATTAACTGGCTTGGTTCGTTAAAAATTCGCTATCAGTACGTGGTGCTGATAGCTTTATCTTTCATAACGCTTACTGGACTGATATTTCTTTATCGTCACTCCCCTGAACTAAATACTCGATTTTTTGAGTTTCACCATAAAAATTTAAGGGGTTATCTTTTCTCAGGTTTTATATCAGTGGGATCTTTCCTTCTTAGTTTGCATACTTTTGTCATAGTTAACTTAAAAGAGAAGGTGTTCGGAACTCCTGAATACAAGGACACTTTTGCAGCCGCTCGTGGTATAACGAGGGAGGATATTAATGAGTCGGAACTTTATAAACCATTAGATAACTTATCGGCATTCATTAACCTTTCGATTTGGCTTTCAATTATCACAGCCATTTCGCAATTTACTATAGGCTTATCGACTAATTTTTATGCAAGTTTGCTTTGTGTATGGCTTGCAATTTTAACAGTTTTCCTTATGCTATATTGCTTGATCATTATTCGAGAAAACATTAAGGTTTTTTTAAAGCAATAAGGCGGCATCGAGCCGCCTTACACGATCAGATTAAATGTGATCCCATAATACATAAGCAGCCATCAATAAAACCACAAGCCCTCTGTAAGTCTTTCCTTATAGTACCATCTGAGCACTTTCTCTTCTTTGCAATACTCCTCAACGATAGTCCCATAACAAAATGAGCAATTATCAATTCATATTCTTCTGGTTTATATTTACGAAGCCTTGCGACGCATCCATCAATTTTTATTCCTTCATCATCGCAGCATTGCATTCTAGATTTTTTGCCATTAGGGATAAGACCTTTAAACCCTGCAGCAACTGGCTGCCAGTCAACACCGCTGTTATCGCTGGCTGCCCAAGCACCCCATAAATGTAAAAGCCGTGACATGTCACGCATATTATCTCCACACAATTATTTTTACTGCACCTATAACGTCAACAGATATTGCGTAAGCGAGGAACCGAAACAGCAGTACAATCTGGCTGCCATATCTCTCCTCGAACGCCCTGAAATCCCGGAGCAACTCATCGTGATACGCTCTGCAAAGCGGTATCACAAAGAGATCATGAGATTACGTGCCTATTCCCTTCTGCCCATGCCAAATGATGTGGAACGGGTCATCAGCCCACTGGTTGCAGCAGGCGCACCTCTGTGTCTTCACCCATCGAGTGTATTTCGCATGTACTTAAAGCAAATTGTGTTTGTAATAAAGAATTGGTTGTATGAAACTCACACAATCAATTGTCTCAAAATATCATTTAGCACATCATTTACTACTTAATTCCTTTTTCATTGCTGCAATTTTAGTAACAAGTAATTTTATCTCATCCTTATGATCATTTATAAATTTATTTATTTCTTTTTCAAACTCATCAGAACCAAGGAAGTTGAGACACTTTTTGGAAGACTTATTACAAACAACCTTTATCTTATCATTTGACGCTTTAGCACCAAAAATAACAAATAAGTTTATTTGCAGAACATTTGAATCAGGTAGCTTAGCAAGATTATCAATAGTTAGCTTCTCAGCAGGTAGAAATAACCCCCCCAACACATTATCGATATTTAAATCGGCAGTAAAATAGCATTGATCTAACATAGGAGTGTGAACAAAGTAACCTTTACCTACACATATCAAATCAATTTTATCGCCTTTCGATAGCTTAAGAAGGCGTTCAGAAGCCTCACTAAAATATAGTTTTACAGAGCGCAATGAGCTAAATCCATCTGGCTTACCTGAAATAGCATCAATGTATGGTTTACCTAAAGCATCTTCGCCTATTTCGTTTGCAGTTCCAATGACCCTTACTGACACACCTTTATAAATTTTATTAGCTGCTAATTCATTACGCTCATAAGATTTATAAAGTTCATCTGGGGTAACTGGACCTTTCATATTATCACCAGTAACAGAGCCGCCTTTACTCCCTGACAAGAATGCTTGCTTGTCATCTTCAATAGCGATATCTCTAACCCTATTATAAACTGCAGAATCAGAAGGAAGGAATGGGGTAAGTTCATCAGCATGAGCTAAAGCAGAAGAAAACAACGCCCAGATAATTATTAATTTTTTCATTTTTACAAACCATTTCTATGAGTTATTAGTATTTTAACAAGTAATACTAATTATTACACATGTACTTATCAAGATAAGTAGGCTATTCACTTTCTAACGCTGTGACACCGAAATGCTCTCTGGCGGCCTGAATGATATCCATCAACTCAGCTACCTGCAGGTCAGTCTCAAACGTCAAAGTAACGCGAGCGCCCTCCTCATCCTGCTCTGCCTTGCAATGTTTGGCTAACAGCTCTACCAGCTGACGGGTTTGTTTTGCGCTGAATTGTGGCAGTGCGGCGGCTTTGGTTAATTTCTTCTTACCAGTAGCTTTTGCCTTTTCCAGCTCAGTCTTCGCTACTTTGCCCGCTGACGCACCATGCTCACGTACCAGCGCGACGGCGGTAGTGGCGGCAACCTCTTTATTTTTGACCAGTGCAATCAGCTCATCACCAGACGTCAGCAGCGCTAAGTGGTTTTCAACGTCAGTGATCGAACGTTTTACTTTTTTGGCAATCTGCGCTGGTTCCCAGCCCTGGTTAATAAGACGCTGATATGCTGCTGCTCGTTCCAGTGGTTCCAGTGCACGTCCCTGACTGGATGTGACCATGAAGGCGATACGGTCCGCCTCGCTGCCCACGAGATCTTTGCATTCCAGGCGGATGTCATAACCGGCCTCCTGTGCCAGTTTGGCCCCGTAGTAACGGTGATGGCCATCAATGATTTTTATGCCCTGCTCTGTTACCTGCACAGCGAGCGGAGGCACATGCTCACCAGCGATGTAGGCGTCGCGAAATTCCTCGACATGGGTCTGATCGATTTCCCGGATGTTGTAACCAATCTCGACATAGAGTTCATCAACGCCAAGCAGGTAGGTTTTACGGGTAGTGATGTTCGTTTCAGTTTTGGATTTGTTGTCGTAAATTTTCGATAGCGTAGTCATTTTTGATGTCCCTTAATAACCGCGAAACCCTTCTGGGGTGGCGTAATCCACTGGTGAAATGTCTGTGATTGACCGCTGAACCGGGCCGAGCCTGAGTACCAGCTCATCCCATTTATCGCGGAGCTTTGACGGGCTGAGGATGTTCCGGCACCAGAACGGATCACCCTGGACGCGTCTGAACATCTTGCAAATCTGGTAGTGGGTGCGTTGGTCCTGTGAGCACATCAGGCGGACGTCGTTAGCCCACACGTTCCAGTTGGGTTCTCTTGGTCTTGCCAGTTCGCCATCAGTCTCGGCCGCTTTTTCGTAGAGGTGGATGATTTGCTCCCATATCCACTGCGCACATTTCAAATCCTCCTCGCTGCCCA